TTACAAAACGCCATTCATGGTAAAAATAAAGTCGAGGAACAATGGGCGTGTAGTGAGTACACCCGAAATATACAACCATTTTTAGAAGATATAAAAGCCATTCATCTTAGTGAATTTAATGTAAACCATTCATCAGGATATGCAGGTCAATGTGACGCTTTAATAGATACAGAAAACCCTGACGGCCATTCAGAATTAACAATAGTAGATTTCAAAACTTACGGGAAAGATACAGATAAACCAGAAAAATATTTACAAGATCATTTATTACAGATAGGTGCGTACAATGAGGGACTATATGAAAAAACTGGAGTGCGAGCAAAAAGAGGATTGATATGTATAATAAGAAAGAACGGATTACAGCTTCGTTGGGTAACAGCTATGGAGTTGATAGGTTGTGGTGCGTTATTTAAGGAAAAAGTTGCAGAGTTTCAAGATATGGTAAAGAAAGATTTATTAGTAGCAGTTTAAATATTAGAAAAGTCTAAACTTGTAATCATAATCCAGCGTGGTTCTCCTAGCTTATGTCTTAAAGATTTATCAGGAACGACATATTCAAAAATATCTTCAGTAGGAGGGTAATAAAAAATCTGACCTTCGTAAGGATTTTTAGGAAAGTGAATCCACTTGTCGTTAGGCATCTTCCTGTTCCTCCAAGTTTTTAAGAATAAGTTCAACTTGTCCTTTTACCCCTTTTTTCTTTGCTTCTTGTTGTTCTTCACGCATTTTCTTATACATTTCAATCTCTTCTTCAGATAGTCCTTTGTACCAATCAATCATTTGTTTTCTCCTATGTTGTGTTGTTTTTTAGCGATTTCGCTATTGATAGTTTGAGCTAGTATGTATGGTTCGTATTTAAGATCTAGGTCAAGAGACTCTCTGGCATATTGAAAGTCATCAATATTACCAGAGAGATAATCGTTATCTAGTGCGGAGCGTTTTATTTGATATTCGTAGTATTTACCTTTAGGCATTATGTAAAATCCCCTCCTTCTAAATCCTGATCGCTAAGAGTTTCAGTAAAATCTAGTATTGATTCAATAGATTTAAGTGCATCATATATATTATTCCAAGTAGGAACATTATATTCTGCGGAAGCAGGGTAAACTAATTTAAGTTTTTCTTCGTGTTCTATGTATTCTTTAAGAAGAAGATGGAGCGTTTCTAGTCTCATTCGTTTTCCTCCATAAGTTGCTTTTCTTTTTCAGTTAAACAATCGTAGTGAACTCTATAAGCTCCATCAGAAAATTCTCCAACTTCTACAGAGTCATAAACGTCATAAGGTGTACAATCTTCATCACAATAAATCTTTTCATCACAACGATCACATTCGTGGAAGTTACACTCTGGGCATAACCAACCGATATAGTTATCATTATCGGCTGGTATTCTGTTAACGAAAAGACCTGATCCAAAAGAAGTGGGACGTAAACATTCGACACACTTGTCTCCAATATCTACTTGTTTACATTCCATTAGTCTTCCCCCTCCCAAACTAATTCAAAGTCTAGTTCTGTTGGAGCGATTTCAACACCTTCATAATCAAAGAAATCATCGCCATATTTTTTTCTATTCTCTGGTGTATCAAGTTCTTTAAGATTTTCAATTTGGTTATTGTACATATAACCACAATCCCAGAAAACATCATCTAAAGATACATCATTAATAGTTTTACCATCAATAAGGAATTGTGGACTGAATCCATAGGAATCTATAAAATCATCCCAGTCATCACCACATCCTTCAAATCTCCAATTACAATAGAGTGATCTATTGATAATCATTTTTTGTTGAGTCATTTTGTAATCTCCATATAAGGTGAATCGAAATCGTCATAAAGGTAAGAGTTATCCTCCCACCAATCGACTATGTAATCAGAATCTAAAGTGATACAAGTGTGATCGAACAGATCAGGATTCTGCTTCATAAAATCTAAATACCAATCTGCAAATTCATCATGTAAATCAGAATGTACTTTGTAGTGTTTAGCTATTTCAAGTCCATGATCGAAACAAGTTTGATTAAAAAGATCGGATAAATGAGCTAAATCTCTTTCTTGCATAACTTGATCTGGTAGTGGGTTATCTATCATTAGTTGTCACCTCCTTCTTCTTCGTATTCCAAAGAATCTATAAAGTTAATGCAATATTCAGTAAATTTTTTAATTTCTGATTTACATACTTTATCTTCATCTTCACCAATATAAGAAAATTGGTTATTGATGTTTGAAATCAAATTTAAGAGTGCTGTTTCGTTTTTAGTGTAAGACATAATTCGCTAGCGAAATTCTCAGTTGAAAGTAATTTTTTTAAGGTAAGTGTTATTTAATATAGCTCCAATCTTTCTCCTTAAATCATCATCTTTATCAGTTTTAGCTTTGTGATAATCACGAATCAAATCCTGATAAATTTCAGATTTTAGTTCAGTTTTTTGTTGTTGAAGAATAGACTCTATAGGTTCTATATCGTACATTTCTTCAACTCTGGTAATCCATTTGTAAACTGTTTTATCGCTTACGCAATAATCAGCAGAAAGTTTGGCAGCAATCTTAGATTTCCGCACATTGGAGCGTAGCATCTCTGCTATGCCCTCAAATGCTTCATCTCTGGACTCTGTTATGTTCATTAGTTTTCCTCATCGAAATAAGTGTCAAAATGTCTAATTTTAGAAATGAACTCTTGTAAGTGTTCATTGTATTCTTCTTTAGTTCTAAAATGTTTTGGTTCGTAACCTTCAGCTTCTTGTACACCTTCTTTTCTTGCTAATCCAATACTTGACGGAACTAAGTTTAGTTCTTCCATCTTGTACATGAAATCACTAAAAGCAAGTATTTCATCCCACATAACAGTTATGTTGATGTAGTTGCTCATGGGGTCATTTTTCATTGACTCATGTCCTCGAATCGTTTTTGTACTTCTGCTAGAACAAAAGGTTCTAACGCATTAGGAAATTCTTCTTTAACTTGTTCGTATAAGTTTTCAAGAATTTCATCATTTACTGGGTGGCTCATAATTAAATGTACCTCCAAGTTTTACCTTGAGACTCTGCTTTAGAAATAATGCAAGCATACATTTTTAGAGTCTTGTTGTCATAAATGCTAAAGTCATCTTGAGCAGGATTTTTAGCATCATATTTACCAACAGGTTTAAAAACACCTTTGATTTTTTTGGCTGGTCTAAATTCCCAGCCACGCTCTTTGAGAAATTCAACAGCTATTTCAATTTGACTACTTTTCATAATTTTTACCAAGATGATTGATAGTAAAAGCTATCGAAACATTTTCCTGTTCCTGCCATTTTGTTTTGCCAATCCAAACAGGCTTGCATACGTTCCTTAGTGTATTTAAGGTCTTCAAAGTAATACTTATCGTATTCTTGAGAACCGAAGAAACAACCAGTTGTATTAGGTAAGCTAGCTTCTGCCATTGCTAGTTTCTTTTTAGGGTCAACTTGAATTAAAATCTCGTCAATTTCATCAACTAATTCTTTGATCTTGTCAGTACTAACATAATGACGCTCGCAGTTATCGTCACCACCCTGAACATTTTCAACAAACCAGTTGTGAATACAATTAACTTTTCTCCAATAGGCAATAGGAATATTAATTGAATAATAATTCCAGTTAGAAAATTCTATTGGAGCGTTTTCAAAGCCAATAGATTCAAGAGTAGCTTCAAAGTCAAGATCAATCTCAACATTTTCTCTCTTGTAATTATTAGGGTCTCTTTCAGAAAAAGCTTTTGTTGAAAAAGTTCCCTCGAAGTACATATCTAAACCCATTAGTTGCCCTCCTTTAGTTTTAAGTATTTAACAATTTGACTTAGGTTTTCTCCTAAAAATTTAAGAGCTTCTCCTAATTCTCTATTGAGTTCAGATTGTTCTTTATTTAAGTTCTGTTGTGAACTTGCATAGTTGGTAGTAGCTTCTGCCATATTTTTAACTACATCTTCTAAAGCTGATAATTTCTTATCAAATGTAGTTAAGGCTTGTAAGACTTTTTGAAAGTCTCTATCGTTTTGAGTCATAAATTTAGGATAAGTGAACTCTTTTAAATATTAACACATAAATAAGGCCATTAGCAAGCCTGTATGGTATTATGGGAATGTCAATACATAAATAATTATGAGTCTCATTAAGTCTTACGTCTTTTCAATACAGGAAATGGGCTTTGACCCGTACAACCTCGATAAATTATCCTCTGAAGAGTGGGATAACCTACTAACTAAAGCCTTAAAGTCAGATAAAAAGCTCTATGAGACCTTAATTCTGACTAGGTGTAAATTAAGTTTAAAATTTACTGATTGTGATTTAACTGATACTGAAGAACCTTTCTAAAAAAAAAGGATTAATTAAAATCCCTCTGGTTTATTTAATTTGGTTCTATTAAAAGTCCGTACCTTTTTCTTAGGTCGGACTCTTTTTCTTTTTATTGGTTCGTAACCTTGAGCTAACATTTTAGGGTTAGGAATCATTTGATGAGACATTTTCATTTACTTAAATCCTTTTTTCTTAGTTTTGTAATACCTGAAGACTAGCTCGAAGCTATGAAGCATTTCATGTTGAAAGACGCATAGTTGAGTCTCCAAATTATGCTGCTCATCAAGTATATCCTCATATCTTTGTAAGAAATGAGCTTTTAATTCAGAAATTTCACATAATTTCCTTTGAATCGTACTTAGCTCCTCGAATAAATCTTTATCGTTAGTAATTACACGATCAGATAAATTGGATAACTTTGCTAAGTCTTTTTGAGCCTGAATCATTTCAGGGTCGGTTGCTTTGTATTCTTTCATTCTGGTAATTCTCCATTATCTATAGCTTTTTTACAATCATCAATAGTTTGATAATCAGTTCCCCATATTTCATAGTATGGGTCATCTTGAAATTCTTTAGCGATATTATAATAAGGTTTTTGTTGCTTATTATGAAGCTCATTAATTTGAAAACCTTTGTAAATTTCTTGAAGCATAATTTTTAAAAAAATAAAGAATAAAAAGTAAAAGGTGAGATTAACTCTCACCAATTACCATATCTGCCGCTTTACTAGACATAGCTAGTGATTTGAAAAGGATTTTTGGGTCGCTTTTCAGCATTGGACACCACGCTTCTAAATAGGCAGCATGATTTTTTGTATCAAGATTTGAAATCTCAAGACGGCTACATAGGAGGTATGCCCCTAATTCTGCTACCAATTCCTCGTTACTATAACTCAAGTCTTTTCGATCAAGTCTTGATTTATGGCCTGTTGAATGAATACATTCGTGAGCGAAAGTCGATAAATAACTTTCGTCATTTTTAAAGTTATATCTTTTTGGGATAACGATCTCATCAGTTGTTGGCCTGTAGTAAGCTCTATCGCCACCTTTGATGACTCCTTTAACTTGATGCTCCCATTGGAATAAACGATCATGGGCTTGTTTAACCCGTTCATCCAAAGGTCGAGGTGCAGAAGTTAAGACGGCCTTATCAATTAGCTCCTGAAGTCGTTTCTCTGACTCTTCATCAATTCCTCGAACATCAGCGACATTAAATACTGGAACGCATTTGTAACTCATGTAAGAGCCGAATTGAACCTCCCCATTTTCGTCTTTTTCTTTGAGTTCAAAAGACCTCTGTAAGGGTTGCATGATACGTGCTGAACGTGACCCTTTTTTGGGGAGGCAACCGATTGATTTTGCCTGACCTCCTCCAATAAATAACGGAAGATGCCAGCCACGAACCGCAGAAGATATACAGAGTAAAGCAGGATTTGAACCCTTATATGGATTCCCTGTTAATACATTCCTGAAGCCGCCTTTAACTGTCCAATCTTTTCGCCATACTGGAACGCCATCTTCCAAAGCCCTGATTAACTCATTCACAATAAGTTCCTCAGGTTTTACATAAGATTTTTTTGCACTCATTCGGCCATTCAATAAAGTCATAATTTTTTAGGATAAATGAAAAATGAAAAAGGGGAAATTAATTCCCCTGAAAAATTTTGATAGAGCCATAAGGTTCTACGACTTCTTCAAACATTAAGTCAAAATCTTTTTTTGATTCTTCTCTTAATCTTTCATAAGAAGTCCTTTTTGTATTCCTGATGCTCTGAAGCATCAAGTCAAGTTGAGAGTCTGTAAGTTTAAAGACTCTCATTTTTTTAACTTGACTCATTTTTTTAACCCTCCATTTTTATGTACATAGAAGCCGATGGAATTTCACCAAATAAAGGTCGCATGAAGTTCTTAAACTTCTCGGCCTTATATTCTGCTAAAACTCTAAGCTCATCTTTTTCTAAAATGTCATAACCTGACAACTCCAACTCATCAAAACACGCTCTAAGCGTGTCTTGATCGGTTGGTTCGTATTTCGAGAAATCAATTTTTTTGAAAAACATTTTTTAAACTCCAACAATTTGATTAATAAAACTCTGTTCTACTGGGTGGGCATATCTCCCGTTTAAGTATTGGGTGATGTGCTTGCTGGTAGTTCTGGAGTAATATTCATTAGTCTTGTAAAACTCTCCTGAAACTTTGCAAGCTACAGGAGTGTTATAAGAATAAAAAATCTCAGAGCCACTAGAAAGAGTCAAAAGACTCTTACTAGTTCCTAATCTTTCAAGCTTCATTGTTTGATACCTCCATTGAATCGAAGTCGTAAATTAAAGAAGAAGAATAAAGGCGGTTAAATTCCGCCTGATCTTGATAAAAGAAATACTCTATCTCGGACATTAGAAGAACCTCCTAATTAATCTTTGAAAGAAGTTGTATTTCTTTCTAACTGTAAAACTTGCAGGAATTACAATCGGTGCAAAGTCGTTCTTCATATTCGGACGGATTACAGTGAATCTCGGTAATTCAACTCTTTTGGAATTGACCTCGACCCTATGATTGAAAGGTCGATTTAAATTAAGACTCTTACAGGTTGCAAGTGCTTGAGCTTGAGTTGATCGCTCTGCAACTGTTTCCCACTTGGCTGTCTTGCCGTTGGCATAATCAAGGCCAGTGTATCTTGTAATGTGATAGTTCATTTTGAATGAATTGAATGAATTGGATAAGTAAGCAAAAGGTAATACCTTTTACTTGTAGGCTGTCCTATATCGTGAAGTAATCTGTGGAGGGAAAAGGAAAGCTAGTCCGAAGATCTAAGCTCCTGATGTTCCCGTTATTATCGTGAGTGGTACAGCCTAGAAGTAAAAGGAAGTTGTGTTGATACAGGCAAGCTAGAATCTATATCTTTCTAGCGTTCTTCAGGTGATCTAGTTTTCTAGGATACTGGCTAGTCCTGAAGTCGTAAGGTGGTTCCAGTATCTCGGAACTCCTGACCAACTATTTAATTAAATATTAACATCATATTTATGGAACCGTCAAGCCTAGATGACATCATATGTGCAACTAAGTGAATTGGCACAATCCCTCCAGAATCGGCTGAGACAAGCCAAATTTTTGAGGATACTAATATACCTAAGTGATATTATAACGGCATCAGAGCGGCTTCTGGCTACCTTAGAGCGTATTCTGGGGGGAGTGTTGCAAAAAATTTTTTATATATGCCATGCCGAGGAACTTAAATATATATCCGTAATCTTTGTTACTAATAAATATGTACTACTTTGTTTCTACTTTTATAGATAGTTCAGGTGCTTGAATATTGACTGTCTCTACTGACTCTCCGATAACCTTGCCTAATGAATCTAATATTTGGGCTGCTGTCTGTAATTGACCTTTTGAAACTGCCTTGTTGAATAATCTCACTCTCATCGCTTGAAGTCTTGGAAGCATATTTTCTCTATCTTTTTCCCAATCTTCATTATTCCATTGTTTTACTCTACTCCAATCGCTCCAGGCGGAAGTTTCTGCAATGCCTTCAATCTTTGCGTGTTCAAGAACTAGCTGTCTTGTTGTTTTCCCTTCTAGTTGACGAGAATACAATCTTTGACTTCTAGCTTGGATATGTTCTTTTGTATTGCAAGCAAACTTAGAACGTCTTTTTCTTTTTTCTTGTTGTTGTTTTTGTTCTTCTGGAATAAAACCAGACATAAACGATTCAGCCACGGACTCAATCAGATAAGGTATTAATTGAATGATAACCTAGAAATATGAATTTAGGCTATAAAAAGGGGGTAATAATTGAAAAATTTGTTATTTTTTAGTGTATGCCTGTAAAAAACGCACCAGAAATCAGTTTAAGATACGCCCAGGGTGAAGTTTTTAACTGCGATAAACGATTTCGTGTCCTTGTAGCTGGTCGAAGATTTGGAAAATCATATCTTTCCTGTATTGAATTGATTCGTGGAGCGATAAATCGACCAGGGGAGACATATTTTTACTGTGCACCGACATATCGCATGGCAAAAGACATTGCATGGAAAGAATTGAAAAGATTAGTGCCTAAAATCTGGATAAAAAGCAAAAACGAAACAGATTTGCGGATTGAATTGATTAATGGATCGACAATCGAGTTAAAAGGAACAGAAAATGCGATGGCGTTAAGAGGAAGAAGTCTTTCGGGGGTTGTTTTAGACGAAGCAGCGTTTATGGATCAAGATGTATGGGCGGAAGTTATAAGACCAGCTTTAGCAGATAAACAGGGCTGGGCGTTATTTATTTCTACACCTGATGGTACTGCCAGTTGGTTTTATGATATGTGGTGTTTTTGTGGGGAAACTGAAAGAGATGATTGGCAAAGATGGAGTTTTACCACGATTGAAGGGGGTAATGTCGCTCCAGAAGAAGTCGAAGCAGCTAGAGGGCAATTAGATTCGAGAACATTTAGGCAAGAATTTGAAGCTAGTTTTGAAAATCTTACTGGTTTAGTAGCGATTAGTTTTGATGATGACAATATTTCTAAGGAAGTACAGGATTTACATATGATGCCTTTGTTAATCGGATTGGATTTTAACGTAGATCCGATGGCAGGAATTTGTGCGGTAAAGCATAATGATTGTCTTTATGTATTTGATGAGATCATGTTGACGGGTGGAGCAACAACTTGGGATTTTGCTGAAGAAGTTACAAGGCGATACGGGGTAGATAGAAGAATTATTGCTTGTCCTGACCCTACGGGTAGTGCAAGAAAGACAAGTGGGGTAGGTGTTACAGACCATACGATCTTAAGAAGGTCTGGTTTTACAGTTATGAGTCCAAAAAGTCCCTGGAAGATTAGAGATAAGATTACTTCTGTAAACACTGCATTACTTGATGCTAATGGAGATCGAAGAACTTTTATCCACCCAAGATGTAAAGAGTTAATAAAATCGCTTAGAACTCTGACTTACGCTCCAAATACAGGTATGCCAAACAAGAATCTAGGAGTTGACCATGCTTTTGACGCTTTCGGTTATCTATGTTTGCAGCAATTTAACCTTGCAAAACCAGAGACATTAGGCCAAACTTCGTTTAGAATATACTAAGAACTACCTAATTCTTATCATGTATCACTCTACAACTAAGAAAAAGAAGAAGAAAAAGAAGGGAGGTAAAAAACGTGGCGAATGTTCCTGTAAATAAAGCGTTATACTCTAGAGTAAAAGCAGAAGCAAAGCGTAAATTCAAGGTTTACCCAAGTGCTTATGCTAATGCGTGGCTTGTACGAGAGTACAAAAAACGTGGAGGAACTTACCGCACGGAGAGCAAACGTGGCAAGAAGTAGTGGTGGATTAACCCGTTGGTTCAAGGAGAAATGGGTTGATGTCAAAACTGGCAAACCTTGTGGTCGTCAAAAAGGTGAAAAAAGAGGCTATCCAGCTTGCAGACCAAGTAAGCGAATCTCAAGTAAGACACCTAAGACTACTGGAGAAATGTCATCAGCCGAAAAAACAAGGTTTAAAAGAGCAAAAACAGGTAGTAAAAAGATAACTTATCAACATAGACGAAAAAAGAAGAAAAAATAACTGTGAAAAACGCAGTTTCAAGGTAATATATTGTTATAAGTAAAATTTTTCTTGAATCATGGCATTTTTTCGTGGTGAAGAAGGCTCTGTATCATTTGATAACGGAACTGGATCAGTTGGAGCTATAGCTTCTACAACAGCTTGGACTTTAGATACAACAAAAGATACTCTTGAATGTACTTCTCATGGAGATACATCAAGAAAATATGTAGGATCTTTAATCTCTGGTTCTGGTACTGTTGATCTTCTTTATACAGCAACATCTGGAGATAATACTGCTGAAATTATTAGTGATGTATTAACAACAGAAGATGCTGGCGATGCTGCATTTAATCTTTTCTTGGATACATCAGGTACTAAAAAACTTAGTTTTAACGGAATTATTACAGGAACTTCATTTAGTTCAACTGTTGGTGATATTTCCACAGTATCAGTTAGTTTTATAACGACTGGTGCTATCACTTCTGCTATCTGATGCCTAAAGGATCTTATTCGAGCAAACAACGCAAACTTGCTGCTGTTGCTCCACCACGGGATAAGATTACTACTGCTGATCTTAAAAAGCTCCGTTCCAAGAAAAAGAGGAAGAAAAAATGAAAACGTTAACTCAAAGACAGCAAGACGCTTTAGCTAGGCATAAAAAGAAAGGTACTCATACCAAAAAGCACATGGAAGAAATGAAAAAATTAATGTTAAAAGGTAAAACTTTTACTGAAGCTCACAATCTGACCATGAAAAAGGTAGGAAAATAATGGCTAAACGTAAAGGAGTCAGTTTATCTGTAGGAAGAGGCGAAAAGTCTAAGAAGGGAGGACTGACTGCTAAAGGTAGAGCAAAATATAATCGTGCGACAGGAAGTAACTTACAAGCACCTGTAACTGAAAAGAGTCCAACAGGAAAAAGAGCAGCAAGAAGAAAAAGTTTTTGTGCAAGAATGAAAGGAGTTAAAGGTCCAATGAAAGATAGTAAAGGCCGACCAACTAGAAAAGCGTTAGCATTAAAGAGATGGAGGTGTTAGATGACTTATTCAATTCCTGGAGACTATAGAACAAAGGTACAAACCTCTACTACTATTGGAGATATAGACAGTCCTTTCACTCGTACGAGAGCAGTTCTCGATATGATGAAAGGTTGGGAGATAATGAAAGCTGTTACTGAAGGAACTGAATATCTCAGAGAAAACAGTGAAGCATTTTTACCATTAGAACCTAGAGAAGATTACACAGCATATATGGCTAGAGTAAATCGTGCTGTATTTTCTCCTTTTACACAAAGACTAATAAGAGCAGCTACAGGTCTTGTATTAAGAAAACCAATAATATTAACAGGCGATCCATACTGGACTGAAACTTTTAAGATGGATGTTGATGGTTGTGGGTCTGATTTAGATGAATATGCAAGAAGAATACTTATGTGTTCTCTTACTTATGGTCAAAGTCATATTCTTGTAGATTATCCTGCACCTTCTGGTGCATTAAGTCTTGCAGAAGAAAGATCACAAAATCGCAGACCTTATTGGATTGAAGTCGATCCAACAAATCTTTTGGGTTGGAGATTAGATAGAGAATCAAACTATGGAAATCTTATACAGGCAAGAATTGCAGAAAAAGCTATTTTACCTGATGGCGATTTTGGTGAAAAAGTTTACGACCAAGTAAGAGTTATAGAACCAGGTAGTTATAGAGTATTTCGTAAAAAAGATCAGATTGATGCAATGTATGACGTTGATGATAATTCTTACATGGGTGAATTTAGCACTGGTACTACGGATCAAGAATACAAATTAGCTGAATCAGGTAATTTTTCTCTTGGAGAAATACCTTTAGTTACGATTTATTCTGGAAAAACTGAAAATTTAGTAAGCAAACCACCTTTACTTGATATTGCATATTTAAATCTTGCACATTTTCAAAGACAAGCTGATTTGATTCATAGTTTGCACGTTGCATCTCAGCCAATGCTTGTTATGGAAGGATATGACGATCAGACTAAAGACCTTGCTATATCTGTAAATTATGCAATGGCAACTCAGCCAGGCAATAAAGTTTATTATGTAGAACCAGCTTCTAGTGCTTTTGATGCTCAATCTTCTGAAATAAAAGAATTGCAGATGCAAATGGCTACTCTTGGTATTAGTACTTTAAGTCAGCAAAAGTTTGTAGCTGAATCTGCTGACGCTCGAAGGTTAGATCGTGTTGATACTAATTCTATGCTTGCTATGGTTTCTATGGAATTAGAACAAAAACTTCAAAAATGTTTTAATTTTTCTGCTGAATATGTAGGAATTGAACCACCAGAAATAAAAATTAGTAGAGATTTTGATATTGAAAGATTAATTGGACAAGATATTACAGCTTTAACATCATTATTCGATCAACAAGTCATTGATAGAGAAGAATTTAGGGATATTTTGGTTCAAGGAGAAGTATTACCTTCAGCAAATGAGGCCAGATCTCAATAATTTGTTAGAATGATAAACAAGTACATACATTTTTATGGCTAAATCCCTAGATAAGGTTCTGCAACCTGATGGAACTTATAAATGGGAAC